TGGTCCCCGATCACGAACTGAATGTCCTGGCGCGCAGGCTCAGCGTTGTGCCGGTCGGACTCCACGTCCTTCCCGTAAAGGTCAACGACCGCGCGCACAAAAGTGGCGCTGTCCTCGTATTCGACAGGGTTCCGCTGGTCAGTTCTCGGTGGCGGACGCGTCGGTCAACGTGCCATCAGGTCATCCAGTCTCCGCCGGAGTCAAAGCCATGGGACTCTTGCTGGTAAGGGTCGAAGAAGCCCAGTCGCCCGCGTGTTGGTATCCCGGTGTCAAACTCGACCCTACCACTTGGGGTTTCGTCGGTCAATCCGGCCGTCACCGAGGAGTCAGGGGTGGCAAACGTCAGAGCGAAACTGTCGCTGTCGTCTGGCGACCGGCCCAGTTGTTTCTTGATGTCCACCTTCGACGTGATCTGCACGTCCGTTACCTGACCGCCCATGCGCGCGGTCACGGCCCCAAGGTCTGACATCAGCACGTCCTCGTCTGGGATCGAACACCCCTCCACCGCCATGAACCAGTCGCGCATCCGCATATACATCTCGGCCCGACGGTTCCGTGGCCCCGGCCGGTGCGGGTGGACCGCCTTGAACTGGCTCTGACCGCCGAAATCGACCGGGTAGCAGATGTCCGCTATTTTCGGGTAATGCGCCCGCAGGCCGCTCAACAGCGACGCGCCCCAGCCCCCGCCGTTGTCGATGTTCACCCGGTCTGGCTTCTCCTCTTCGATTACACCGGCGATCCAGTGGATGGCCTCCTGGGGGTCCACCCCGACGCGGCCGCGCTGCCAGCGCAACACCATCCCCTGGCGCAGGCTGATCGAGAACTTGTCGGCCCCTGTGCCACCCCCGGCCGGGTCGACCCCAAGGATTTTTGGCCCGTAGGGTAGAATCCCCTTCCGCTTGCGCGCGCGCATGATCCACACGGGCTTGATGAACAGATCGACGCCGGTAGTCTGGAACGCCTCGGAGGGGCTGGACGGGTACTCCTGCATGAACTGCTCGACGCTGCCCAGCGCCTCGTCTATCTGGAACCGGCGCCAGGCCATCTGCGCCATGTCCAGCCCGAACATCTCGGCCACCTCGCGCTCCGAGGGCAGCCCGTCGCCCTCGGCGTCCGGTCGCAACTCAAACCCCGCCGATACCGGCAGACGGTACTCGGGCGACAAATACCAAGGGATGAAAATGGGCAGGTACTGGATGCCGGTCTGCTCGTCGGCCACGCCGCCCTCGGCGCGCATCCAGCGGCGGTGAAACTCGTTGCCCAGCCCGTTGGCCGTGGACTCCACGAAGATCTCCGTCCCAGGGCTCAGGGGCACCGAGTTGGCAAACCCGGCGAAGTTCTTCTCGGCGTTCTTGTAGAAGGCCGCCTCGGACAAGTGGGCCAGTGTCGGGGTGTCGCCCCGACCGGCCTCGCCCGACCCGCCAGCGGTGGCCACGGTGTAGCTAGAGCCGTTGGAAAACTCGAACGCCTTGGCGTTTGACGTGTCGGCCCGTAGGCGAAAAGGGTTGTTGTCGTTGAACGTCTGCACCATCGAGAACAAGGCGTTCGTGGAGTCCTGGACGTGCGCCATCACCTTGGCGTTGCGATACTTGTGCAACTGCGTCTTGGCGTAAAACCTGGCCCCGCCGTAGGTGCTCGAACCTTGTTTCCGCCCTTTCAGGATCAGCGCCCGCACCAGCCCGTGCTCAGCCAACTGCGCCTCTACCTTGGCGTGGATTATCTCCTGAGCCGGGTTGAAGGCCATGCGGACCAGTTGGCTCTCCTTGGTCACGACGTGAAGGCACTGACGGGCGTACAGCGGCAGGTCGGCGCGCCAGGCGCGCATCCGGGCGACGAGGCGGGCCTCGTCAGGCGTCAAGCGCAGGGTCTCGCGCTGGGGGCCGTTCATTCCTTGTTCTCGAACTGCCTGGCGCACAGTGTATGCTGGAGGAACGCCACCGTGGCAATCTCACGCATCAGGTCGTTGGTCGAAAATGTCGTGAACGTGCGGTGGCCGGTCAGGTCGCCAGCGATAACGACCGACCGCAGTTCGCCACACCGCGCCATATCCAGCGCGCTTTCCAGCGTTGCCACCACGTCCGGATCGGGGGCGTCGTTGGCGTTGCGCAGGCGGAAAACTGTGTCACTCATCGCGGAACTCCGTCAGATCGTCAACGTCCGGTTCCCACGACACACCCTCGCGCTCGGCGGGTAGGGGAGCGGGAGACAGTTCGGCGTGGGGCGGAACCGCCCCGGTCCAGCCTTGGGAGGAGGTGGGCTGTCCCGGAGCGGTCTCTGCCCCAACCCCTTCACCCTGCACAACCTCGTAATCCCCGTCAAGGGCGTCGAGCAATTCGTCTACGCCACGCTTGTCCGTCACCTCGACCTCCTTCGTAATGATCTTGGGGAACAGCTTGGTGTAGAAATCGTTTTCGTTGTCCTTGGCCCACCCGGCCAACGCCTCGGCTCCGCCGATAGCCTCAAAAGCGTAAAGAACAGCCCCGCGAGCGTACTTCCCCGCGCTTTCCGCGATACGCCCGTCCATGACCACAGGTCGCAGCGGTCCCCCCGTGACGGCAGGCCGCTCGGCAAGATCAAACCGGGGAATGGAAGGTGTAACGGTCATGCTGCCAAGATGGGCCATGTACGGCCTTGGGTCAACCAGTTGTCGCCGGTGTGACGGAAACCGAGGAGACGGGGTTCACACCGGCGACATGGCTGTATCGCCCGCCACGAAATCTTGTAGCGCGGTCGAAAGTGCTCGTCAATATCTGGTGTTCGCAGTCTTTACGCGCTTTTTGTTTCTGCCCCTGAGGTTTTTGCTCGCCGGTGTGGCGGTCATGGTCTTTCCTTCGCTCTGGGCGTCAACCTTGGGCAGGCGCTCGCGGATAGATCTTATCTCGGTTTGGGCAGCCGCAGCCGCAGCAGCCCCTTTCGCCGCCCCGGCTCGGCCCATGGCCGCCCCGGCTCGACCCTTCGCGGCCCCTTTCGCGCCGGGCGCAGGCGGTCTCGGGCTGGATACGGGAGCCGAACTTTTGGAAGCCGAACTTTTGTCGGCCGCCGTGTTTGTCGAGTACGACTTGCCATTCCACATGAAGGTTTTACCCGGGCCTTTGGCTTTTCGGGCTTCTGCAAAGGCTTTACCAAAACTTTTCATCGGGGGCTCCGGTTTTATTTGGCTTGAATTTGGCTGGTGGGGGGGGTGTTTCGTCAACAGGTTTTTGTGCGCGTGGTCTTTAAGCCGGTTGGTTTGTGGCCGGCGCGTCGGGTAAGTGGTTTATTTGATGTTGAGTTATTGAAAAATAGGATGCGAAAAAACTGGGGCGCGCGGTTTTTTCGGCCCATAGCGTACAGTACGCGCCGCGCCACGAAGCACCCCCCGGGGTCAAAACGAGAACGAACCCAGAACAAACCCAGAACGCCGCGCACGCCGCGCACGACGCGCACGCCAACGGGATCGCCCAGGCGACTCCGTATGCTCTGACCCTAAGCGAACATTGTGATTCGCTCAAGCGAAAATATGAAAACAGACTGTTTTCGACGTGTGCCCAGATCAGGGTAATTTATTATTTCGCAGGACTCCTTACATGGTAGGCTGTCAACACCAACATAGGGGACTCGGAGATGAACGCCACAGATCGGCACACGAAAGAGCGTGAGATTCGCGTCTTGATCCAAGACGCGCTGGACGAAACCACGACGCACGCTGTTGCCTGGCGCCTCCAAGCGGCGTTGAACACTCTGGACAGCATGGCCGAGGCGAAGGCGCGGCGCGCGAAGGCGGAGTGCATAGCATGAGATACACCTACGCTTGGCCGTTCCGGTCCTACGAATCCGCGATGTTGCGCCTTGCTGATCTGGTGGCGGAGGGCGACGTTTCGCACGGTGAAGATCCAAGGATTGAATCCTACCGTGCGACTCAACTCGACACTGGGCGCGCAGTCACCCGATTCAAGATTACGTTGGAGTCGGGCCAGTGAAGGAATCCGGGCGACCCCTGTTTTTTGCCCGTACGGCTGCGCTAGGGGTTTTCGGGTAGGGTGACTAGGGCAACGGCCCTGGTGCCGTTCAGTGGGCCAGAAAACCGGGTCTACGTCTGTTTTGAAAGGGTGAGCTATGCGAGAGAGTGATATTGTTTATGAGTCTGGCGCCTTGTGGGTCGGGCGTGAGGCGCCGGGCACCTGGACGGTGTACCGGGCAGGGGCGACGCATAGCGTGGCGGAGTCGTCCTATGCGCGCTCTGACCTGGCCGTGTTTCGCGCCGATTACTTGGTGGCGCGCGACCAAGGGCTTGACAGCGCACGGGCGACGGCAGCGGCGCTGAAGATGTTGCGGCGGCGCTTGGAGGCGCCCAGATAGTGGAGGGACAGGGTGGCGCGGCGCGCCATCATTTTTTTATGCCCGACTCTTTACATATTATTTTACGGGAGACTACAACGTCAGGATTCTTTCCTCGCTTTTGTGGTTGCTACAGACAGACAGTAATAAATAATAAAAGATTAACTATTATTATTTTAATTACTCCTTTCTTACAGTAGGGGGGAGAGCCCCCCCCCCCCCGCGCGCGTCGCGCGCGTCTTGTTTAGCCCGGCGACAGACAGGAGTACCGTTAAAAAAATAATAACCGCCTAACTACCTGAAACCAAAGCAGCTTATTTTTATATTGACACCGGCGCCCGAGCACCCTATTTTCGACGTATCACAACGCGAGGAGATTCGATCATGACCGCCACACACTTCGCCCACAAGATTCGTATACCGGGCCACAAAAGCAAGTTTTCCGCCTGGTTCAAGGGCGACCCGTTCGGCCCATCCGCGTCTCTTGTGGCGCTAGTTGATGCCGTGCGGATCGACTCCAAGGGCCGTAGCTACCCCATTTCCGACAACGTTCGCGCCATATTGGTGCGCGGCGGATGGTCCGCCGGATATGTCGGCACATTCCAGCACAAGGAATCCTAAGACATGTATGTACCGCCCATTGTACCTGTTCCACACCGTTTCTGGATCCACACGTCCGGGCGCAAGGCTAGCGTTTACGGATCCGCCCCCTATTTGACAGAATCTGACAAGGCAGACTGGCAGATTGTCGAGTCAGGCTGGACCTGGCGCGACGATCAGCGAGGCACAATCGGCCTTGGCCGCGCCTCCGTCGCCACCCTACAGGAGGCGCAGGCCATTGCAGATCGCGCTAACGCGCTCCTTTATCCCCGCCACATCGCTAAGGAGTCCTAAGATGCCAACTCTAGCCGCCCTCACCAGGCGCGCCCAGGCGCGCGCCAGCGGCGACATGTCGCTTGTCGTTTTGAACCTCAACCCCATAGGCGCGCCGGTCTATGTGATCCGAGACGCCCGGGCGTACGATACCGCCGGGCGCGGCGCTTGTGTTGCGGGCCCGTTCTATGGCGCCCAGGAGGTGGAGTCGTGAACCTCTGGCGCCTCACCTGGTCGCACGCGCTTGGCGTCTATTGGATGCACATGCGCCGTTGTGACGGCGCGGCGGCGGAGTCTTGGCTCGATCTATTCCGGCAGGATGAGCCCGGCGCCCTTTATGTCCTGTCTGACAAGGCGCCGAGTCTTGTCGGGGTTGACCCTGACCTTGCACGCCACCCCGCCACCCTCTGACACTAGGAGAACAAAGTGAGCGACATCATAACCGACTACATGCTGGGGCAGGAGTGCCGGGAACTAGCACAGGACATCTTTGGCGAGATGCTGACCGGCCTAGCCCGGGACGAAACGCCGAAAGACCATCTTGACGACATGCGGGACCGCGCGCGCGAATCCGTGGATGGACACCATTGGGTCATTTACACCCATAAAAGCCTGCTGATCTGTGCCCACTGTGACACCAGCGACGGCGAGGCGTTCGTTGAAGATACAGGTCTTCCGACTCCGTTCAGCCTGTCCACCATCGCCACGGCCATTGTCTTTGGCGAGATGCTCGCACGGGCCGAGATGGCGTTGCAGGATCTTTGCGACGACTGGGAGGACACCCGGCCAGACGAGGAGCCGGGCCATGCCGAGTAAAACCATCACCCCGCCACCCTCTGACACTAGGAGACCCGCACCATGACCACCCTTTTCAAATCCGCCCGCGACATTGCCAATGGCGACCGCGCCACCATGGCGCGCGCCAAGGCAGGCGACGAGTCAGCGCTGCGCGCCGTGTATCTCGATTATTGCAACAACTTTCTGACAGTCGCGGGGTTCGCGCAACACTACGGAATCGGCGCGGGTTCGGCGGAATGTTACATTGCCTGGGGCAGAGAACTGCACGTCCTGGCCAATAAGGAGTCCTGACCCATTGCAGCACGGCGCCCCACATACCGAGACCCAGGCCGAACGTGTCGTGGCCAACTGGTTCAATCTGTTGGCCATGCACCTTATGCGCCTGTGGCGCGATGCCGGGATTGACCCACACCGGGCGGATTCGCAGGGGTGCGTGACCATGTACGCGGGGGCTGACTGATTATTCGGGCGGCGCTGTGGCGCCGTCCTGGTGGCCTGT